ATACCAAGGGTTAACAGCATAACCGTCCTCATTAGTTTCGTTTAACCATATTTCTACAGGGTTATAACCATAAGGACGTTCATGAGTTCTATAAATGGCGCCTGCACTTAACGAAAATTTCTTTCCAATAGGTAGTTTAGCTCTTATTTCAGCTGATTTATAATCAAAATTTACTTTTCCTTGTTTTCTACTTTCTACTTTAACAATATGGTATTTTCCACTGTGTTTTAAGAAATATCTGTGATTTTTAAATACATCATCTCGGGATCTTTCTTTTTCAGTATGAAATACATATTCAAATCCTTTAATAGCTGAATTAGGAGCTGTCATAGACACGTTAGATTCAGTACCATCATAGTATTGTTTACCTTTTATTTCATAATCAAACCTCGCAATTTTACGTATACCGAATCCATAACGATAATCATGTTCGTAGTAGTCTGTTCCGTCAACCACGACAGGCACATCATACAAGCTACCATTAGGATTTGTACGTACAAAATAATTAGGTACATTTTCTTTTGAATTTTTAATATCACCAGAGACATATATAGTACTGTATTTTAAAAAGTCTTTAAATAATTTTTTCTTTTCTTGAGCGTTAGCAGATACCGCAATAACCGCCGCAAATAGGACAAGGATTATTTTTTTCATTAGTCATTTTTTATTTTTTTACGTTTTTTTCTTTTATTTTTACGAGATCTCCAGTCTTTTTCTAACATAGTAGTCACTGTAATAACATTTTTACATGTATCAGTTTTAGTAATTCTTACCCTGTAGTCCTCGATTTTTTCTACTTTAACCGTTACACATTTTTCTTGTGAATTAGCTGTTAAACATAGTGATAAAAACAAGATTGCAATTAGATTTTTCATTTTATTTGTATTTTTTAAACATTAATTTATACAGCAATTTGTTCCAAGCTTGCTGTAGCTTATCGATAAATTTTTTCATAGTTATGGTTTTTTATAGTATTGTATTAATCCGTCATATCTCTCTATCTGTACATAATCAACTCCAAGTACACCTTTTGGTTTACCAGAGTTAGGTCCTGTAAAAGGTACTCTTTTTGTAAAGCCATCTTTTTTTGCTTTACGAACATCAGCTTTAAAATTATTCCTTAAAGTTTCTTCATCTTGCAGTTCTTGCTTTATTGTACTTTCTCTACCCCAATATGGTAAACCAAAGTTCCAACCGTTCCATCCTAATAGTAAAGCTATTTTTTCATAAGTTCTAGTTTCTTCATCAAAAGCTTGGCTAACATTATTATACTTTCTAAGAAGTCGATCTAAAGGAACATTAGTAAACGCGGATATTAATTGTGATACAGCTAAATAAGCAGGGTTTTCTAAACTCCAACCTCTATTTTTAATTTCTTTCATGTTCCAACTAAATGTTCTTAAACCAGTTCTTATATTACGTATTTTTTGATCTAACACTGGCGATATATCAAACAAGTTAAATACAGCTTCTTCATACTTAGGTGTTTTCCTATCATATTGGAATTTTAACTCTCTTGCTACGTTTTTAACTGTAGATATTAGAGCTCCACCAAAACCAAGTCCAAACAATAATGAGTCTAGCATACCGTTTATAGTGTTACCTATTCTATTTTTTTCTTTTTCATCTGGTTCGTCATCAAACATTACTGCAAATAAAGCTTGTTGTAAAGAATTAAATATTAAATTTTGTATAGCAACATAATACATAACACCGGATAAATTACTTAAATCACTTTCACGCTGTGTCATTCCTGGTCTACGTCTTCTATTAATAAAGTCTAATAACATTTTCTTAGCTTTCCTGTTATATTGCATTGTAACGTTTTTGATATGATAATATCGTACGTCCAAATAAGCTTGCTTGCTGAGAAGATATTTTACTAGGATTACTTGACTGTTGTGTTTCTTCTGCTATAGAATAAAAATCATCAAACGCTTTAACTTCTGCTTCTTTTTGTGTATAAAGTTTACCAGTTTTTGGATTAACTCTTTTTAATAATGATTTTGTTCTGTTTATATAGAAAGGAGCACCACCTGTTGCGATAGCTAAACTATCAAATATTCTAGTAAGTATAAAACCTTTATCAAGTAAAAAGTTAAGCATTCCTTTAAAACCACCTTTATTAGCGGCTGCAGCAAGTTCAGCTTCATTTACATTAATTTTTAAACCATCACGTCTATTTACAAGATAATCAGAGTTCATTAACTTCATAACTGTAGGAACATAATCTTTACTAGCAAACGCTTTGGCAGCTGCATATATATTATTATCACCCCAATTTATAAAATTTACATTAGATAACATCTGTAATGATCCAGATCTCATGTTTAAAAACATTGCAACACCAACAGAACTATTTAACCAGTCCATCATTTCGTTTACTTGACGAGATCCACTTCCAGTATATGTAGGTCTATTTGTACCTGATCTCATACGTTTTATAGAGTCTTCCAATGCTTCTCTATATTTAGAACCAAATGCTTTTTCTAACTTATTAAGATTTTTTTCAGAAAAAACAATATCTATATTTGAACTCCACTCAGATAGTAACTCAGCTCTAAATGTTTTATCTAAACCATTTAATATATCAGATTTAATATCACCAGCTAACCAATTAGCTCCTGGTGCAGGATATTGTGATTCTTTTTGTATTAATTGTATTTTATCAGCAAATTGTTGTAATTCAAAATCAGTATTAACAGCATTTACCAAACCATCTATATCTGTTTGAGACATACCTGGTATTTCCATACCTTGTTTATTCCACAGATAAACTCTTGCGGCTTGTGATTTAGTAAATGATTTATATCCAACTTGATCAGTTAAAGGATTATTAAAAATTCCTTTTAAACCTTTACTTCTTAAACTAGGAAAAGCTTTTTTTAGAGCTGCAAAATCATTTGCTACTGTAGCTTTAGCAGATATTAAAGCTTGTTCAGCCTTGTCGTAAGGAGCTATTAAATTTTCAACAAACCATTTTCTTTGTCTAGTACCTTTTTCGCCTTTTCCAAATAAATAATATCCTAAACCTAAGAAATCATCAGCAGATGCTGTTATCTTAAATTGTCTTAATACTCTTTTAAAGAAACCTTTATCTCTTTTCTTACCTTCAATCCTAGCTTCTACTTCACTTACTAATCGTTCTGCTCCTATATCTGTAGCGTCTTCAATTAAATCATTCATCTCTTGATCAAGTCTAATTGCTTTGTCGTCTATAGCTTGTTGAACTCTTGATTTAACATCTATTTGACCAAGTATATCTTTTACAGTTTGTACATTTAATAATGAATCGTCTGCAAAATAAAAATCATTATATCCTTCAGCAGCTTTACTTAACAACCAGTCTGATTTTGCTTGGGGTGACCCATCTTCTAGTGTAATAATATTTTCAATAGGTATATTTAAACCTATACTATCAGTCCAAACTTTAATAGCATTTTTAGAAGCATTAGGTCTAGCTGTAACAATATAAATATCTTTAGATCCATATTTATCTTGTCGTCTTAAAGCTGTTCCAGCTAATGGACCTTTTGGTGTAGATAAATCTACATTGTCAAAATTAGTAAAATCAAACTCTGCACCTTGTTCTAATAGTCCTTCGTATTGTACAGCAAATTCACCTGCAGTTAACTCAGCTGTTTTATCATTAAGCGTGTATATTACTTTTTCTTTTGTTAAAGCTAAAGTATCGTCCATGTCAAAAGCACTTAAACCTTTTGGTTTTTTGAAAGGATTTAAAGCTTTTATTCTTGCCGCTAATGAATTTAACATTGTTTGTTTAACTTGTTTAGAAGTCCTAGGAACTCTACAAGGTGATCCACATAGTTTTTGTAACAATTGAGGCATGTACTCTTGTGATTTTAAATTAGCAAGATCTGCCATTAACGCTGGTTTAACTGCTGTTTTTAAATAAGCTTGAGCTTGTTTAGCATCCCATTCACCTTTTGCTACTTTCATTGCTGTAAAAGCTTGTTCTTTAACTACATTTGGATAAAAAGCAACTCCATTTTGTTCACTAACACCCATTAAATCACTTGAAGTATATATTTTACCGTCTATATCTACATCAGATCTTATATCTGAATTAAGAACTTTAAACATACTTTCTATTTTACCATTATTACGGTTGTACATTTCTATAGCATTACCGTTTAAATAAAAGTACTCATTAAAATATCTTAATAAAGGACTTATTTTTAAAAAGTCCGCATCACTAATTTCACCTTTTCTCCACTTATCATATTGCTCCATGAAAAAAGGATGTGCTTGATCTTGTGATTTCCACTTACTAAGTTTATCACCATAAATTCCTATACCTGGTGTACCATAGTTTAAAGGATCTAAACCTGGTCCATATGTTTTTTCTTGAGCATCATTTCTACTTTGAAGAGCTACCATTAACATGTTGTCTTCTAAATAATTTTGCATAACATCTGCTTTGGCTTTAGACATATTCATCATGTCTCCAATAAGCCTAGTTGTAACACCATGCTGCAATACGTGCTCATTTATTATTTTTAAACCTTTAATAAAGTTTTTCATTTTACCTAACAAAGGAGCTAATTGTCTACCTATATTATTTGTAAAATTTGAATAACCATAATATATATTTAATAAAGGAGCTTGTAATGATTTTTCTATTTTTCTAAATATATCAAATATTTCTTTTATACCATCTTCTATTTTACTAACATCTTTTACATTTCTATCAAAAACTCTATTAGCATCGGCAGCTTTTTTAGCACTTTGACCAGCTATAGCAGCTTTTATATTAACACCATCATCTGGTGTAAATCCTGATTCTCTATATATTTTAATTAACTCTGGTAATATATCAGCAATAGAAACTATTTCACCTTTATCATAAGCTGTTTGTGTAGCATCATACTCAGCGTCTCTATTTGGTAATTCTTTTGCAGCTTGTTTATCTGCATCTTTTTTCTTTTGTCCAGCAAGTTTATTTATATTTTCTACATAATTTATAACACCTTGACCTCTTTTATCAATTCTAGATTTTTGATAACCCGCACCCGCTAAATTAGAAGCTCTAACAAATTTTCTTGGATCAATGCCTAATTTTGCTAACGCCTCGAATAATCTTTTTTGTTTTTTGCTTTATCTGCTTTTGTATCAGACAAATAATCAGAATCTAATATATTTATTAAATTATTTACACCTTCTTTAACTCCTTTTGTCCATGTATCATCAAACTGTTTTTGTTGAAGTCTTTCTCTAGCTGCTTTTTCTCTTGCTTTCTTTTTATCTGCTTCTTTTTTAATGGAGCTTTTGCAACAGGAGCATCTACCACATCTAATGAAGTATCTTCTTTAACTCTAGCATCTAATAAATTTTCAAGTGTTTGCATAAACTCTACCGCGGTAATACCACTATCACCCAAAGCGGTTTCTAGTTTCTCCATAAAACCGTTCTCCGTATCATCTGCCATTAATTCATTTATAGATTCTAAAGCAAAATCAGTAGATAAAACTCGATATATTGATTGCTGTCTTTTTTCATCAGCTAAAAAATAATCTTTAAACTCTTGTAAACCTTCTTTTGTTATTTTAGGTATACTATATACTGGTTTGTTAAAATTACTAGGATTACCTGTTTTACTAACTTGTTTAGTAGGTGTAGTACCTATTTTTTTAATTCCAAATAGTTTACCAAATCTTCTTTTTATAGTTGCTGCAGGTATAGACTTAATAAATGCTTCATCTAAAGAGTTTATAAAATCTTTATATGTTTTACTAGCAAATGTACCTATGTCTCTTCTTAGTTCTTTAAAATAATCTTTTGTTATGTTATTTTTAATTCTACTAACTGTTGTAGCAGGATTATCACCTTTATTAACAGCTAGTAATATATCTTTTGCAACTTGGTCTTCTAATGTTAGNNTTAGTTTCTAGATACATCTTGGTCTTGTACTTGATCTGTTTCAGAAGTAATAAACTTTTTCTCTTGTACCAACTGTTTGATCTTGATCTAAATCTTGTTCTTGCGATGTATCAGCAAGCTGCATTGCATCTTCTCTATCTAAACTAGCACGTTCACCTTTACCTATATTTTCTCTAGTTATTCTCTTAGCTCTAAGACCAAATAAATTACTAGTTTGTTTTCCTGGTCCTTGGAGATTTACATCTTGATCTTCATTATACTCTCTTAATGTTAATAAGTATTCATTTTCCAATGCTGTTCTAAACTGATCTCTTGTTAATAAACTACCAGGTTTATATTCTCTTTTTAAAGCCGCTTCTATTACAGGAGCCGCTGCTTTTAATGCTCTTCTTTGATCAAATCTATTATCTAAATCAAAATCAGCATCGTTCATAAGTCTATCTGTTCTACTATATGAATCGTTTTCAGCAACAATATTTCTAACATCAGGTGTTTTATCTCTACCTTCTTGTATCAAGTCTGATTGTATGACTTCTGCGGCTACTGGAGTAGGACTACCACCAGCANCTTCGGCTTGTATTATTTCACCTTCTACTGTCTGTGGTCTATTAGTTCTTGTTNTTTTGATCTTGAGTAAAATCTTGTACACCTTCATTTAATTTAGGTCCTTGTTGTGCTGGAGAAATACCATCATCAGCTATACTAAAATCTCTATTTAAAGCACGATCTCTAGGATCTACAAAAGTTTTGAACACCTGCAAATCTAGATACATTATTAAATATAGCATCCATTACTTTTGGAGGTATAAGAGTGTTACGGGTAATAGGTTTATTATTAATATTGTTTTTTATAACATCAGATATTTCAGTATTTATTTCTGATAACCTACTATCTAATCCTTGAGCACCACTTATAGTTTTATCATTAATTTTTTTAATTTGATTTGTAGTGCTTTTCTTTTCTCTTAATAAATCTATCAACGCTTTTTTATCTGCACCTCTTACTGTTGGAGGTACTTTTATAGCAGCTTCTCTAATATCAGATACTGTTTGTATTTTATTTCGTTTTTGTACAGGTGTTAAATTATTATTAGTTTTAATAGCTTGTTGTATATCTAAAAACGCTTTATTAGCAGCAACACTAATACCAGCACCACTTCCTCCTGGACCACTTTTTCCTGGACCAATTCCTCCATCATCATTATTAAACCCAGATATATCATATTTCTCAGCTATTTGCATAGCTCTACCTTCATAGTTTAAATTATCATAATTACCACCTTTATTACTCTTGTTACTTANTGCAACACCACCAACACCCATGAATATACCCATGTTGAAACCCATTTTAGCTTCTTCTATGATCTCGTCTACATCTATATTTTTATAAAATATACTAGAAGTAGCTTCATTTTCCATATCACCTTTATAAAGGTTCATAGCATTTTCAGCTACTTGAGCCATATATGACTGAAAACCTTCTGTTGCTCCTTCAATAACACCATCTACGGTTGTAGCAGCTCCATATGAAACTAAACCTCTAGCGTAATTAGCAAATGTAGCTCCTAGTATTTTATTACCAGCTGTGCTTTTTAATATATTACCAGCAATATTACCTGTTATGTTACCACCTAATTTACCAAATAAATATTCTGACGCACCTGTTAACGCCGCAGCTGTTAAAGCCGGCATTTGAGAACCATATTCATCTTTTGACAAAAGCAATCTAAATAATCTTCAGTTGAAAAACCTCCTTCACCATATTCGCCTTCCATTTGTCTTCTAAGACCCTGCATATAAACATCAGCGTAAACTTGAGAAGCCATAACACCAGATCCTACAGCTAGTAAACCACTACCTAAAGTAGCAGCGGGTACTCCTGCAAATGAAAGAGTTCCTCCAGACATAGCAGTTGTTGCGGTACCAGCAGCTATTAATATACCACCTAATGTACTTGGCACCATATGCGGTGCTTGTTTTATCATATCAGCTGAACTGTTTACAAACCAGTCAGGAATAGCATACCCATCTAGCTCCATGTCCGCGTAGTCAGCAGCAAAACCACCATATCTTTCTTGTTGTGATAAATCACCTAAATCTTCAGTAAGATCTCTTACAGTGTTATCGTATCTTTCTTTTCTTTTAGCATAAAAATCTTTTAATGAATCGTCTTCACTCCAACCATGTAGTAAATTCCACTTCATCCAACTGTCTATTTCTCCATTAACCTCTCTAGCTTCAGCTAAAGTCATGTCTTCAGTAAGATCTCCATTTTCTATACCATCTTTTATAGAATTATATATTTCAGATCTACCTTCCATTTCAAGTTCTTTTTGCAATGCTATCTCTATAGTATTAGATACGGTTCTTACACCCGAAGGTATACTAGCAGAAGAACTTCTAACTTTTTGCCAAGCTCTATTCCACCAACCTCCAGTAGGAATTACTGTTTCCATAAATTCTATAACCGGACCACCTCTACCTGAATCTAATGCTTGATCTATTTCTCTATATACATTATCATCTAACCATGTGTCATAATTATATTTTTCAAACGATCTAAATCTATCGCCGTATAATTCAGCTGATGCTAAACCATAATCTTGGAATAATCTTTTAGCTACTTTATTATTCTTTAAGTTTTCTTGAGTAGTATTGTTATACCAGTCTGCAAATTCTTCTTGCATCAAAGGCATGTTTTCTTCACTAACCAAACCATCTTCATCTACATATTTTTCTCTTAACTTTTCTATATAATCTTTAGAAAGTTTATCAGTAGCTTCTCTTGCTTGTGTTGTAGCAAATTCATATCTAGGATCTTGATGAACAGCATCGTTAAAAGTTGATTGATAAGCTTCTTGAAAAAGCATTAAATTCAGCATCTTCAGCTTCATCTGATGTATATTTTTTTTGAGTCTCTGGATTAACAGTACCCATAAAATCATCTTTATTGGGTATCTTACTATCTTCAGGCATCATACTTAATACATAATCTTTTACTTCTGGATCTATTGTAGATATTTTAGCTAATTCTGCGCTGCTTAAATCTATTTCACCATTATAATATTCTTGTAATTTTGTTTCATTAGCTCTTTGATCTTCCGCTGATATTAATTGATTATTATTTTTTAAAAAATCTAAAATAGTTTGTTGATTACTAGATGTAGGCTGTATATTTAATTNTTCTCCATTAGGAGCTGTAATTAATAAAGATTCTGTTTGATTACTATAGTCATCTGGATCAGTACTTTCTTCAAAAGAAAAACCAGCTTTAACATAAGGTTGTAAAGCTGTTATAGCTCTATTTGTACTATTGTCCCAATCGCCTCCAACTCTATCTTCACCACTTAAATCTGNAACCATTATATTTTTTTCATCTAGATTTAAATCAACATCAAAATCAAACTCTTCTATAACTGGATTTACTTTAGCAATACGAGTATTAGGAGCATAGCTTTTTATTTCTCTTAATTTTTTATTTAAAGCATCATAATCAATTGTACCATCAGGTTTAAGTGGTATAGCATCAGCACCTCCCTTAAATATTTCATTATAAGCTTCTTGTTGCGCTACTAATTTATTTTTATATTCATTGCCTTGTTGAGCTTTTTCATTTGTGTTTAACTGTCGAGTTATATCAAAAGGAACTCCTTCTACATCAACAGATGTTTCACGAGGTTCACCTACCTCATCACCAAAAGTTAAAGTGTTAAACGTGTTAAAGTCAATATCGTTAGACTCCATACCGTTTTGTCTTAGTACACCATGTATCTTCATACGATACTCAGGATTATTCACAGCATGCTGAACAAAAGTATCATAATCTAAAGCTTTACCTTTTAAAAACTTAGCTTTTTTTAATTGCTCGTGAATACGCTTCATATTAGCGTCATCAGTTTGTAAGCTTTTTTCTTTATCTATAATATCACCAGCTTTGTCAATATTTTTATCTTCATTATTAGCCAACCAGTTTTGCACGTAAGAACCTACAAGCTCATGATTTTCATGGTTTGTAATATCCCAATCCTTTTCAAACTGGCTTTGGACACGATCTCGATGATATTCGGGTATGTCATTCCAAGCGGCTTTATCTCGCCACGCGTAATCTTTAGGATTTACCATGTTGTTATTTTATACAATTTCTAAACTATCTTGGGTTTTACCTTGTAATCTTGATAATTCTTTTTGTGCTGTTTTTAGTGAGTTCTCTTCATCTACAAATGCTCCAGTTTTTCTTGCAAAAGGATCTCTATTCATTTCACTAACAACTTGATTAACAGCTCTATCTGTATATACTTTATGAAAAGCTGCTTTTTGATATTTATTTAACTGAGTTAAATCTGAAGGCCAAGCGCCTGTAGCTTCTAACCATAAACTTTTCACATCTTCATCACTCATACTAGCAACTTCGTCAAACTCACCAAAAGCATCTCTCATTAAATCTACTTCCATAGGCTCTGTACCTAAACTTGGAGCTAATCTATTATTCCAATATGATCTAGCTCTATCAACATCACCACTTGATGGATCTAAAAACTGAGCTACATTTATATTTATTGATTGTTGCATTGCTTTTCTTACTTTAGTGCGATCTATATTCCATGTTTGAAAATCATACATAGCATCTGGATCTGGTATATTTGTAAAACCCATTGCAATCATATCAGATCCTTTAACCTTCATAACTGTACCATTTTCACCTGCAACAAAATCTCCATCCATTCTATATAAATCAATTTCATTTTCAAATGAACCACCAGTTCTTTCACCTTTATCATTATACTCAGCACCTTTAAAAAGGTTAGAGTCTTTAATTACACCATTTATTTGATTCGTTTCACTAGGTATACTTTGTATTAAATCTTTATCACCGTCTTGTAGCGCTTGTAAATCATTACTATTTAACACATACTCACCATCAGGAAAATTAATTTCTTTACCATTTATATTACCACTACCTGAAAACACATATTCTATACTATTGTTTGGTCCTCTTCTCATTTTATAATCAAAACCACTTTCACCAGGTTTATAACCAGGCTTACCATTTAAAATATAAGAGGCTAATAAAGGACCACTATCACCAGTTAAATCTATTTCTCTATCTTCAATATCTAATTGTGAACTAAGATTTTCTAACGATGATTTAAGATTTGCAGGAGAAGTATTGATAAAATCTAATTCAGCTTTTAAATCACCATAATTTTCTGGTTTAGGTTGCTTTCTCATTTCCATAGTTATTTCTTTCGCTCTTTCTGCCCATGATATTGTTCTACCATCTGAAGTTTCATAATTATCAAAAAAACTATCTACTTTACCAGTTGTAAACTCATCGCCATAATTTGTATCATTGATACCTTTTATAACTTTAGCAGATGCATTACCACCCATAACAATATCTTGATTTCTTTTTACATCTGCTTGATACTTTTCTCTAGCTATTGTAGTTTTAGAAGTCAACACAGCAGAGTCTATCTTATTCTGCATGTTCTGGAATAAATCCGCTTGTGATTCGTTTATATATCTAGGTTGTTCGTATGACATAATATTTATTTTAATTTTTTTCAGCTGGAGTACCAGGAACTTTAGTTAATGCGTTAGCTATACCTCCAATTGCTCCAGTAATTGCAGAAGTACCATCTCTTTGAGCTTGAGCTACAGCGGCACGGGCATTATCAAGTTGAGCAGCTGTTCTATTAATTTTTGCATCTCTCTGTTTTCTCTTTGGTTAAACATAAATTGTTCACCTTGAGCTCTAGCTTGTTGAACCCTTTGAGCTTCAGACATTTTAATTCCTTCTATTCTACCTTTTTCTGCTATTTGTCTTTGTTCTAAACTCTCTTCTCCTTGTGCTCTCTATTTTTTCGTTCTGAACTTCTTGTTGTTCAATACTAGCAGAAACTTCTTTTTTACTTTGTAAAGCAGCTTGTGCTAAAGCAGTAGCACCACCAGCACCACTACCTGTTTGCATCAACGTGTCTAACGTATTAGCTAAACTAATATCAGCTTGTTCTATCTGCATTTCAGCTGCTTGAGTAGCAACAGATAAATTATTGTAAGCATTAGTCATCTGTGAAGATCTATCTAAAGCCATACCAGAAATATCTTGTATACCTCTAAAAGGATCAATTATAGCTTGTCTATTATTTTCTAAGTGGTTTAGTTTATTTTGAAGTCTTTTTGCTTCTCTTTGAGCTCTTCTTTTAGCTCTACGAGCAGCACCTCCTCCAAAGATACCTGTCACTACACTTGACGCTATTCCTAATGTTACTGGATCTAATGGCATAATTATTTTGTTATAAATTCTGAGCTGACCGCAAATAAAGATTTTGGTCCCCCGTTGTTAGTTGTATTATCTGTTTTCATTGTTACTGTTGTAAAGTATCCTTTTATACCCATTGTTTGATTACCAAATATAACCTCACCATACATAGGTGTTTGAGTGTTGTTAGGTACCACAGCGTAGTATTTATTTTGTTTTCTATAGAAACCTGCTCTATATTCAATATTGTTTTCTGTGTATAATCCTTCGTTATAACTATATATTTTATTATAACTAGTACCACTGGCTGCACCTGTAGAAAGTCTAACATTACCAGTTGCTTGATCAAAATTACTTAACCAGTTACCAGTAGGTGTTACTGAAGCGTTTTGACCTGTACTATCAGATTTAAAATCACTTATTTCCCAACCATTACTACCTTCATAGTTAACAGTTTTAAATGTTTTTATAAAGTTTGGTTCTGGATTAAATACAAATTGTACAGATGAAGGTGTTTTATAATTATAAAAACTATTTCTATCAGCATTAGTATAATGTTTCCATAAATATGAATCTGTACTTATAGCTCCACTTGTAGGATTATAACTTGGTGATGCTGAATAAAAATCACCTCTTACACTAAACATTATATCTGGTTGATATGTATAAAAACTAACCCAACCAGCATTTAGCTCGTCCCATGTTAATGTTTTATATAAATCAGTAGTTGTATTAGAACTAGAATATCTACCGTTAGGTTGTAAAGATATGACGTAGTTTTTATTATAAACATCATAAGAACCTAATATATCACCATCTGTACCAATAGCTGATAATTGATCTCTAAAGAAATCAGTCATACCTGCTTGTGATATTTCCTGTATAGATGTTCCTTCCATTTTTAAAACAGCGTTTCTATCTTTGTCTACAAAATACTTTGTATATCCATATGTAGCAAAAGATTCAGGGTTAGTACTAATACCCCAGTTTCCTGGAATAGGAGTAATTGAACCTATAACTTGATTAACTGTGGTTAAAGATCCTCCACCTTCTGCGCTGTATATAGCATCTTTATCTATTAATGCTACATTACATTTTCTTTCTTGAAATACTGTTAAGTTAGTATCTTCTGCATATAATTTTTGTATTGATCCACCTACAGGATCTACACTTTTAGTTATTTCTTCTGCAACACTAAATTGATTTGTGTTATTTATACCTGTTCTAGAGTTATATATACCTGAGTAAATTAAAGAATTACTTTTCCTTTGTTGACTATCGTTTTCTTCTACAATATACGCTTTAACACCTATATCCATACTGGTATTATTATAACCACCTCTTATTCTAGACTCTTCAATACACCAGTCATAAGTAGGATTAGATACAATAAGACTATTTTCCCAACCTGATGATCTTGTTCCTTGGTTGCTAGCATAAGGTATTTGATCCGTAGCACCATTACCATCACTTGCATAAACTCTTTTTAAAACAAAGGAATTAAAGAAGTTAACATCTATTGTTATAGCCATTTATTATATTATTACTTGTTTTTTTAAATAATTACTCTTTACAAGGACCAGTAGTAACTTGATTATAAGCACCGTCCATAAACTCTACTTCAAATATAGCGATACCAGATTGATCACCACTAAGTCCACTTGTTAAAACTCTGTACTCTCCAAGCTCATCAAATCTATAGTTTTTACTTACATTTCCTGCTGAACCAGTACTTTTAGTAAGTTGAACTGTGCTTGTACTAGCTGTCCATACATCTAATCCACCACCAGTAACACTGTTTATAGAAGACCAACTAGCACTACTACTAGTTCTGTATTGTATAGAAAAAAGCACACTAATATCTCCTGCAGCTGTAGAGGTGTTAGATAACTTAGGTGTTATCTTTATAGTTCCTTGGAATAAATCAGCGGTTGCTGTTCCTGAACAAGCAGCACTTCCTTGAGCACTAGCATTGTAAAGTTTTTTAATGTTAAATACAGTACTGGCTGGACTACCAAAAGGACTTCCAGAACCGTCTGCTGCATAACTATTAGCAACATCTGCAAATATATATTCACCACTATTGCCAGTACCTGTTAAATTATATGAATTTAAAGGAGCAACTTGACCACTACCTATAGCTTTAGGTGCTAACGCAGTACCAGCTGTCCAAGTTATAGTTCTACTTATAGCTATTTTATTAGATCCTGTATTGTTTACATCGATTAAATTTATAAATAATCCATAACTTCCTTCGTTAGTCATAGTAGCATTACTAGTTATTAAACCTGTGTTACTAATACTAAAATCAGAAGTTGCTCCTCCCGATCCTGGAGCTAAACTACCTATTGTCCATACTAATTCTTGATTTCTATTAGTAGTATCAACTGTTCCATTAGCACCATATAACTGAACTATGTTAGTATCGTTTACAGCTGGATTTGGTGTAACTGCAAATGATGTGTTTATTGGAGTACTATAAGCATCACTGTACATTATTGGTGAACTGTTTGATAAACTAAGTGTTAATGCTCCATTTAAATTGTCTACATAAGTTCCACCAGAACTTGTTACCTGTAAATTAAATATATAAACATCACTAGAAGGTATATTATTAGAAGCAACACCGTACCAAAAAGTTGATGCTGTTCTTATTTGAAATTCATTATTAGAAGATGTTGAAATAAGTGTAAATAGTCCAGGTACATTTGTCTGACTAGCATCGTTCTGTCTATACACTTTGGTTATAATAGGTGTTCCTACAATACTACCATATGCTATTTCTGCTCCAGAACCATTTATAAATTTAAATGCTGGTCCAACGTTAGTTCCACTTGCTGTTGCTTCAGAAAAAGTACCTTCACTTGCATTGATTCTTACAGCTCCATTATAATTAGTATCTATCATACCATTTAATGTTTCTAACTTACCAGTCATCGCTGTTTCATAAAATAATTCTAATGCTGAATACACAGGTTTAGTTTCTGCAACAGAAAGTATAGGCTCCATGTTTCTTTGATTTGACAATGGAGTTCCATTTGCGTTATAATTAGTATCGTGCTGTATAGGATAATTACCTCCTCCAAAAGCACCTTCTCCTTTTCCTACAACCATTGCGCCTATAGGATTACCAAAGTTTTCTACTTGAGCAATTTTCATTATAAAAGGATTTTGTTCAGAACCATAAAATGATTGAACATCTCCTACATCTCCATAAGGTATTCTTCCCGCGTTTATAGTAGCTGTAGCCTCTGTAACACCATTAGGATTATATTGTGTTACACCACCATAATCTCCTTGATTACCAGTAGCACCTATAATTATACCACCAAAAGTGTAACTTGTTCTAAATTTTGCAAAAGGTATAGCTGCTAATTCTGTTTCTTTAGCTGTTCCTATGTTTAAAACATTTTGAGCTAATTGTCCAGGATAATATTGTAAGTTTCTAACTTCCTCGTCTTTAGTAGCATTAGGGTTGTTTACTCTTATATATAAAATTTCATCACTGTTAAACTCTCTATCAGTTGGTCCCACTTCGTTTAGATTTCTAGGAACTTTATTTATATTGTCACTTAATAGTGTTGAAAATAATATTTTATTTCTTTGTGTTTCAATAGGTGAAAAAGAACCAACACCTAAAGTAGGTGAACCATTCCATACTTGATTTTGTATTGGTAAACCATTTATAAATCCAGGTAAATAAACATTGTAGTACTCTTGTTCTTGTTGTTTAACAACTATTTTATAGCTATACCAACCTAATGGATTAGCAATACCTGTATTTATAGTAAATGCTCCAGCACCATCACCTCCAGTTATAGTTAATTCATTTCCTTGTGTGTAACCACTACCAGCGTTTATAATAGTTAAACCTGTTATTACACCACCACCTCCAACACTTGTAACTCTAACCACACATCCAGTTCCTGTTCCACCTGTTGTAGCATATGTCGTGTTTATTTCATAATTACTATCACCATCAGTTATAGCTATTACACTAGCAGCATAACCATGTTCTCTATATAAACCTGGCTCACCTGTTTCAAAGTTTTGTGTACCTCCAAAAGATTCATCTATGCTTACTGTTAAATTACTACCTAACCAGTCTATAACCGGTGCGCTTGTAGCTTCTCCGCTAGATCTATAAGGAGCGTATACACTAGAACCTGATTGATTATTATCATTGTCAAATGAAGATAATATAACATCTGATTGTCTTCCATAATAATCTACTAATACAAAACCTAATTGATAGGTTCTGTTTTGCTTTATAGTTTGATGAGGATAAATAGCCGCGTAATTAGAAGATTCTAAATCACTGTTAGTAACACTAACGCTATATGGTATAGTGCTAGGAGGTGTCATTCTTTCTACAAAATTCCCATATATAACTCTATTACTAGAAACTTCTTGAGCTAAAGCTCTAACTGGAACTTTATCATAAACTCTAGTTGTTTGATTTTGTGGTAAAGTTTTATAAGGTTTATTTGATTTATAATTGTAATTATAATATTTTTGACTAATCAAACCGTTTACATCATCGTTGTAATCTATAGTTTCTAAAGTTAAACCAGGTGTACTTAAATCTATAGTATCTAAAACTTTTGTAGATAAAGCATCAGATTCTTTATATAATACATCTATTTTTTGTATTTTATAATTGTTGATTAAGTTACTAATAGTATCTGGTAAAGGTATTTTAACGTCAACAGTGTCAACATCATTTTCAAACCATTCAACTATAGTGCTTGTATACGCATCAGTTTCATCTTGATAATAATTATTTATATCGTCTACTTTTGTATTTATTTGACCTAAATTAAATTGACCTTGTTGTTTAGGTATAAACATTATATTACTAAACGGCGCCATTAAAGAATATTCATTGTCATTAAACTTAAACCTATAGCTAAATCTAACAAATTTATCTTCTAAATACTTAGTATCGCCTTTAAAAGTTGCATCATAATCTTCATTGTTTCCAATTGCTATTTGATTACTATTAACAATACCAGCTAAATTACCACCAGCTGTCATATCTTTATCAAATGTTATTGTCCACCTACCAGTGTCGGTAGTGCTAACATTGGAAATTGCTACATCAGTTACTCTTAATGGATAACGATAAGCAGCAGTACCATGGTTTAAATTAGGTATAGCATCAGGAACAGTTAAATTAGTTACAATATCACCAACTCTAGGAACACCACCTAAAGATGCATTAGCAGTAATACGAACTTTAGTATTACCACCAAACGAAGCATCATCAATAGTTTGTATAGAATAATTAGAAACATATTGTGAATTACTATTCTTCATACTACTTCTAGTAAAATCAATATTTGCGCCTGTTGGTAGTCTAGTTCCGCCACCAGCTATTGTCATTGCTGGGCTAACTCTAAACTGAGTGTTAGTGCCTGGATTCATAACTTCAACAACTCTTACAGGAGGTAAAGTATTTGTAATAATTAAACCAGTAACATCTGTTTGATCAAAATCAGTTACTATATCACCTACTTTTATATTAGGAGAAGCAGAACTTCCATGTAAAACTATCACGGTCGTGCTATTTGTAGCACTACTACTAATAAGTCCTTTTGTTTTTTGTATAGGAACTACTGGTATACAAGGATAATATTTTGCAACAGATATTTGCATTTCTTCTGTATAAGCTCCTGGATTACCAGCTGATATATATGGGTTGTTTCTTGCTGTAGTTACGTTTACTTTTCTTGGTTGATTTAAATTATCCGTAAAAAATAATAAATCTTCTAATAAATTAACCCCGTATATAGGAAATTTTTGATTAAAGTTTAACCAAAAACCACTCACTAAAACAACAGGTGTTATAGGTATTTGACCGTTTAAATCAATTTCTATTATAGAACATGTATTAGTAGAAGCAGCTCTAGCACTTGCGGCTGCATTACTAAAATCAGTAGCAAATAAATAAACTTTATTATTTGTTTCATCTGAAAAACTACCAATAATACGTAGTCTTTTATTAGTTGATATAGCGCTAGCCTTAGTATTACCTAAAATATTTTCAAACTCACCAACAGTACTACCCTCAGATCTACTAATCAATAAGTTGATAGCTTCCCTATATTCACCATTTGGTAAAATACGAGAGTCAAGATCTTGATTCATTCTACCTTTTAAAAAGGAGTTTTTTATTTCTGGCATATTTTAACGTTTAATCCATTTAGCTTTGTTTCGCATTACTTGTACGATTTCATCTAATTTAATATTAGATAATCTAATTTTAGCGTTACGCAAAGCAGCGTATCTTTGTCTTTTATATTGAGGAGCAATAGCAGCTGTGTCTCTTCTAGTAGACATTACACTGTATAATAAATGTTGGTACATAGCTTCTTCTGCTAATTTAGGTATTTTAGTATCTAAATCATAAGCTAAACCATCAGATATATATTCTAATATTATTAACTTACCCATTAAATCACTAGAGAAATTAAAAGTACCTCTTCTTTCATCTATATTAAACCAACCATTAACCTGCATGTTAACAGGATCACCCCCGTATCTTTGTCCATACCAACCCCATGGACCACCTGGTTCACCCCACCAATCATACATAAAAATATCTGGATTACTAGTGTCTACTGGCCAAAACCCTGTTATGTTACTAGGATTCATTGCTTGCCATCTGTCATTTGTTAATGAAGTACCTTCAATGTTGTCACTAAAATTATCTTGAACTGGTTTACCATGTTTATCTTGTATAGGCGTGTAATAAGGACTACTAGTTAGTTGTGTAGGATAAATAGTATGTTTTACTCCGTTACCATCTATGTATGAAAGCTTAACATAGTTTACATAATCTTGTGGTATTATTAATGAAAGATTTTCTGGTATTGTTAATTCTTGAGATTTAATACTTTTTAATGTATCATAGCTAAATTCTTGTAAACCTCTTTTAGCATGAAATATAACATCTGTTCTATTAACTCTAGGTATTAATTTATCTTGACCTACATAACCTACAATAAAATTATTAATAACATCTTTTAATTTTATGTATTCATAGCTTCCGTAATTATCTTCTACAGCACCTTGTTTTAATTGTACTTTAACATATGTACCAACGGGTTGACCAGCTGCCAATGTTATTCTACTAGTTAAATTTGTACCGTCTTGAATATAAGTTAATGTGTATGCTGTAATAAACTCAGTCCAACTGTTTATACCATTAGGACTTGTATATATTTGAAAATTATTTTGTATATAATTAGGATCAGTAGGTGCGTAACTAGTTGTGCTTCCTAATATTAATTTTGTATTAAAAGTAAAATTATATATAGTAGTTGCTCCTGCTGAAGTATAAATAATCTGCGCGCCGGCGTAATATTGTAAATTGTTTTCTACGGATTAACCCGCCATCTGGTTTAGGTCATATCTTATTGTTTTGTCATTTTGTTGTTCAGAAGCTATTTCTTGTTGAGCTACTTGTATTATTGTAGGATCATTTATTATTACACCAGCATATGATAATACTCTAGTTATAATATTACTTTGCTCAGAAGCAGCTAGTTCAAAGTTTATAGATGTTCCTGATGCATATTCAAATTGTCCTAATGAACCTACNCCATAACTCCATATTGGAGCTTCTGGTTTTTTGACATAAGAAAAAGTTATATCTGCTGGAGTAATTATACTCGTAGGATATATATAAAACTTATCGTTCTCATATAAATATATAGGAAAATTTGTTGTTGGTTGAGTTAACGGGGAAAGTAATAATTGTGTTATCTCGTTTCTTTGAGCATATTGATTTAATTCTACTCCTTTATAAAATACTGAACCTACCCTGTAAATAGTATCTACTACCGCGTTACCATTATAGGTGGTTGAACCTGGGGTTAAAGTAAAAGGATTTGCTCCCGCACCAGTTCCTGTTCTTTGAAAATACTGTAGTTTTTGTTCTAAGTTTTCTATTCTATTAGCGTATTCAGTATCGTTTTGAGGCAATCTATACTGTTGATTTAAATCTTCAAAATAACCTTCAAATACATTTAGTTGTACCTGATCTGCAACTTTATTAAATTCATCAGGTGTCATGTATCCTCTTTGTTGTTGGTTAAGTATTAATAAGACTGTTTTATATACAGTATTTACGTTTATTGCCATTATAATGTTTTTATAAAAAGGCGGGCGAACCCGCCTTAATTATTTATTTAAGCTTTTTAGCAATAGATTTATACATTTCTACTCCTTCATCTGTTTTAAACCAAGCAGCTAATGCTGAATATGGATTTTCATCAAAAGGTACGCTAAATAACTTTTTATTGTTTTTACCTATTGTAAAGCTTCTTTGATCTTGTGCTAGGTTTATAATACCAGCTTCAGTAGCTTTAACACCAAAGTTTCTAAGTTCTACATTATCATCTTTTGCTAATTCTAAAAATAAATATGATTGATCTTTAGCAAATTTAAGTAAATCTCTTCTTAATTCTTTTGAACTTAAATCGTTTACTTGAGATCCTATTTCAGTTCTCATAATAGCTTCTGCTTGATCAATACCCATATCTCTAGCTAACATCATAGCATCGATCTGATAATTAATAATTTGAACTTCATCTTCAGCTTCTTTTACTAGGCATTAATTCTGCAAATCTTTTATTTCTATCAGGGTGATATAATGTAAAGTAATTTTTGCAAAGCCTGTTCTTGTTTTGGTACAAAAAGAGCTCCATCTTCAAACACAATATGTCTTAATGTTACTTCTCCTTTTTGTTCATCAACAAATGGTGAAGCTTGATTTGTAGCATATCTTAACGCTCTTTGTGTATTATTATCTGTATCAAAATATAACAGAGGATATTTTTCTGTATGTCTTGATTTTATTGTAAATGTTAAAGGGTTTCTATCACCTCTAATAACATATCTTCTATCTTTTATTTCCCAGCTTTCTTCAGCNGAGTTTATCTTTTTTTCTTTTGACATAATATAATATAATTAAATAAGTTAAAGGTATTGGGCGCCGAAGCGCCCTAACCTTATAAAAATTAAGCTACAAATAATACGAAATTATTTCTTGCTTGAGTACATAGACATCTTTCTGATTAAGAAGTTAACTTCCATAGCATCAAGAGTAGAAGTACTAGCACCGCCAACAGAACCTGTTAACCATGATTTCATTCTTCTATCATCAGCTTGAGAAGCTCTATATCTTACATGTAAGAAAGGTCTTCTGATGTTTGTTCCTAGTAATTGATCATATACTGTAGAAGTTCCCGCAGGTACTAATACACCATCGATGTTATCACCGTTAACAAAGTTTGAAGATCCACCTCTTAACGAAGCGTCATTTAAGTATTTCCAAGAAGTTTTGTAGAAGTCATATGAACCTCTTCTAAATCCAGAAAAACCTAGGTTAAGCGCCATGTCTTCAGAGTTTTCGAATACACCGTAAGATGTACCACCAGCTCCGTAAGAATTTTGCTGTGCCAACATATTATCAAATAATAGTTCAGTTTTTCTGTCTAAGAATAACATATTTTCTTCAATTGCTCCTTGACTGTCTAATAATCTTAGTACAGAGTCGAAATCTTGAAGTGATCCAGCATAACCAGAAAGTACATTACCACCATTATTAATAGCAGCAAATAAACCTTCAGTACCAATTTGACCAGCCGTAGCTCCTGCAACACCAGCTTGTGTTCCAATAGTAGCGGCAATAGCGTTTGTAGCAGCTAATTCACCTTCAATCATTGACATTTCTAAGTAAATCTTCGAATCTTAATCTAGTTTCACCTTCAGCTTTTAAATACCATAGGTAACCAGAATTACCATCTTCAGTAGCAACCTCAACCCAACCGATTTGAGCTGTATCAGAACCAGATACCGCGTATCTATCTCTGATAATAATTGGTTTGTTACTAAATACTGATAATTGTGGCTCAATAGATTGAGCAGCTCCTGGTCCGTTAACACCTTTTGCAAATTCAGAACCGTAGACAAATATCTTTAATCCAGTTCTGTTAGCAGCTCCAGCGTTAACACTAGCTCTTGTATAAGCTTGTACAGTAAGAGCTCCAGTTGCAGGTGCAGCTGTTGCACCAGAAGTTAATACCATTGCTTTACAAGTAAACGAAGGATCAGCAGGATCCATAATTACAATAGTTTGGTTAGGGAAAACAACGTTTACGATGTTTGCACCTATACCTTGAATAGTTAAAGTGTTTGCAGTACCACCATTTCCACAAGTTACATTATCATAAGATACATGTAATCTGTTTTGTTCCGACCAAACAACTTGATCAGACATCATTGGCATTTCTGCTCCCACCATTCTTAAGAAGCCTCCAATCGTTCTGTTTCCATAACGTTCTACCTCGGCTTCATAAATTTCAGGTAGATATTGTTGCGCGAAATCGTTTCCTCCTCCATCAGCAAAATTTAAATAATTTGATGATAATGTTTCTAATTGGGGAGTAGGAATTAAATTTCCGAACTGAGGACTTAATACACTCATTTTTAAATAGTTTTAATTGTTAAATTTACTTTTTTTAATTCTCAATTTAGAACTATCTACACCGTCTATAGCTTTAACCTTAAGACCTCCGATAAAAATATCACCTTGAGTTTGACGAGCTTCATTAGAAATATTCTTTGAGCTGTCTACTACAGTTTTAATTCCATCAGATTTCCCTTGTTCGTAAAAATGATTTACTATTTTATCTATATTCTGTGCAGCATATATAGCCTTATGATAACCTTTCGTATCTTTAACGTTTCCTTCTGTGTCTAAGAACTTCCCGACGAAGTTGTTTAAATTGGATTGATTCTCTGCAACATCATTAGCATTTTTAACCCCATATCTAAAATTCTTTTCTCCAACTTCGAAATCAAAACCTTTGAATTCATCAGAGAAGTAGCTTTTAGTGTTGTTAACAAAGTCTTCGTGTTGTTGCGTTGCTATTTCTTGTTCTGTGTTGTAGCGATTAAAAAAGTCCATAGCCTTTTGTTGTTCTTGAGTTACTCCAGGTCTTAGTTTTATTTCTTCATAATACCTTTTCTTCAAGTCTTCTAAATGACCACGCGCTTCTGCAACCGCCTCTTTTTTAGCAAGTTTCTTTTTTTTGATGTCTCGCTCTTCATCAACGTCCTCATCAAACGTAAATTGATCTTCCATTACAAATGAAATTTCATCATGCGTAAGATGTGGCTTAGTATTTTTATAGTATTCTCTAAGTAAAGATTCATCATTAACATTTGAATAATCATGATTTAATCTCACATAGTCTTGAACAGTACCACCAGTATCTTCCATAAAAGAAACAAGCTTTTCAATATTTTCAGGTAGTTTTCTACCTAATACTTGCTCATCTCTTTTAGCTTCAGCAACTTTCTGTTCTACTTTTTTTATTTCTTTTTGCTCTTCTTTATTAAGTTCGACAATAGGCGATTCGGACTCTGATACTTTTCCGTCCACTTTTTTGCTAGCTTCGGGTTTGTCGCCCACAGGTACCTCCTTTGTTTCTCCGATTTGAATGGCATTATCTTCTTTTTTAATTTGAACTTTTACTGGTTCCTCAATTTTTACATTAGGATCTTTTCTTAAATCAACTTTTACAGGTTGATCTTTTGCAGTAAACTTTTTAGGCTTAGATTTTATTTTCATATCACCGCCTTCTGATTTGACCTCTTTAGTCACCTCAGGCTTTTTTGTTTCTTTTTCTGACATAATAAAATATTATAAAATTAGTAATTAGTATTTACATACCTTGTTTTTGCTCAAAATTTATAGGCATAAGATCATTATTTCTTTGATCTATCATCTCGCTTTGTTGAGTACCTTCCATTTGAGTTCTTTTATCTTTTCTATCTTCGATAAAAGATTCTTTTTCTTTCATAGCATCAACTTCCATTTTCTTTAACTCCATGTCAAACATATGTTGTTGTTGCATTTTTTGTTGTTCAAGCTTTGCTTGATATTCTAGTTTTTGAATAGCCATTTGATTTTTAGCTTGTTCATACTGTACATTAGAAGCAGTAAGAGCTTGTTGTTTCTGCATTTCTGCTTCAGCAATAGCTTGAGCTGAAGCCGCTTTAGCTTGCTCTTGTTGTTGAGCCATTTGCATTTGCATCTCCTGCTCTCTTTTTTGTTTTGCTTTACGTTTTTGTTTTAAAACGTCATTAGCTAGTTTTAANTTTTTAATTCTTCTAATATCAATAGCATCTTCTAAATCTATACCACCTTGCTGTATAGCCATTTGAATATTTTGCTCTAATCTAGCTTTTTCTTCTTCTTCTGGTTCTAAATCTAAATAAATACCAAANTCATGTAATGGTAAGTTTTGTATTTCTGATAAAGTAGCAGTNTTATANGTTGATATAGAACTTTTTAATGAGTTAACTAATAAAGGATTTTTTAATTGAGTCAGCTACTTTTAAAGATATATTTTCACAAGTTCTAACTGTTAACCACAAACTAGCCTGCATTAAATGTCTAGTAGCAGTATTAGAAGCATTAACTGCCATTTTTTGTAAACCAACTAATGTATCTTTTTCTGGCATACTACCATCTCTAGCTTCATTTAATCCAGTGCAATCTCTTATTAATTGTAAATAATATTGATACGTAGCTATTAAACTTTGTATTTTACCTTGACCACTTGATGTTTGTAATTCTTGAATAGGTACTTTACCTGGATTCATATCACCTTCTTGTAGTCATAGATCTACCAACAATACTACCAGTTTGAAAATACATATTCAAAGCTTCAGCTGGATTATAATTTGTACCATTACCTAAATCAACCTCAGCTAAACCATCCATGTCTAAAAAATACACCATCTGGAACTGTACGAGCAATAACTTGTTGTAATTTTAAATGGGTTATTTGAATCATATCAGCAAAACCTGTAATTTTACTAACTATAGATTCAATTCTACCTTTATACATACGAGGAGCACACAGNGTGTAACTCATTTCAACTTTTTGTATTGTCTGCAAAAAGGTCTAGTCATATTTTCAGATAAATCCCACTTTATAAGCTCATTGTTTCCTAGTATTTTTACACCTTCATATAATACTTCTATTTTTCTAGAAACTCTTTGAAAGTTATCACTAGGTGGAGGGTTAAATATATCTGTTTTTTCTAATGCTTTTTCTAAACCAGTATCAGTTTGTTTTATTTTAAATACCTGTTCATTGTAGGTTTTATACTCAAAGAACAAAACAGAAACAGTATTAGGATCATAAGAATTATAACCGTACATGTTTACTCTTTCTTTTTGATAACCTTTAGTTTGCTCTATTCTTTTTAATTGCTCTTGAGTTAATTGTGGAAACTGTTTAGCTATTTCAGGTACTGTTAATTGTTTTACTTCACCTATATAATATATATCTTCAAAATGAGGATCTTCTGTATAAGAATATATTAAATTAGCTGGATCTACATATTTTAAATTAACACCATTAGACATATTCCAAGCTGTTTTACAAGCTCCAATACCTAAAGTTACAAGATCATAATTAAATCTTTTCTTTATATTTTCAAATCTATTTCTTTCAAGAGTATTATTTATAACTTCTTCTTCAGCTATCTCTACACTTTGCTTATAACTTAATTGCATGTGAATATCTAGCTCTTCTTCTGTTTCAGGTAATTTGTTTTGATCTGTGTTAAATTTATTAACACCTAACGTACCTTCAAGATTATTTAAAAAAGGTTTAGCTAACATATCTGTTAAGATAGCATCAGCATAAGCAGTTCGTTTTTTTAATGATACTGGATCTTGAGCATAAGCTTTTACTTCATAAAGCTTGTTATTCATACCATTAGAAACTATATCTACAAATTTAGATATAACAGGAACTGGTTTCCAGTCTAAATTTAAGTATGATAAATCACCATTTATTGCTAATTCATCTTTATACTTTTGAACAGATTGTTCACCTCTTGCGTATAATCTTAAACTATTAAATCTATTATAAGAAGTAGCAAATCTTGTACCATTACCACCCTGCTGCCACCATTCACCTTCAATAGCTTGCGCAACTTGTCTTCCATATTCTTCTGAAGATTTTTCAGCATCAGAGACTGTTTGGCTAGGAAAAGCACTATTTGGATTTGCGTATATATTCATTTACTTAATTATTTTTGATAACGAACCTCGATTATCATATTTTTTAATTCCTAAATCTACTGGTTCACGTTTTCTTCTACTCACAGGTGCATATCTATTTCTATTACACGCCATTAAAGCTAAACCTGAACTAATAGATGCATCATGTGTTGTTCTATTGTTTATATCAAAAGCTGCCCAATCTTCTAATGTTCTTTGAAAATATATATTTCCATAACTATCACCGTTAAACCCAACGGCTGTTTCAATATAAGATTCAATAGCTGCAGCATGAGCTTGTTTAATATCTTCACTTGAATTAGGTATACCACCTATTTCTTTTTCTGTAACTGATAATTTATTCCATACTTTATCAGGTCTATTCATAGCGAAACCTCTATAACCTCTTCTTTTAAAATGATAAAGTAATCTAGGCTTATTATTTTCCACTAGTATAGGCATACCATAAAATATACATGCCATTAAAACATCTTCAAAAAATATCTCTGCTGTTTGTGGTCTTGCTATATATTCTAAAAAAAATTGATCAGCTGGAGCGTTTTCCATGCTAAACTTAGTAAGTCCATGCAAAGAACCGTTAGAACCTCTTTTATCTACAGTTCCTGATATATCATAAGGGTCGCAACCAAAAGCTCCCATATGTTCATTACCAGGATATTTAATACCATTTTTTTCTATATATCTATTTTGTAGGTTTGCATCCGGTATCCAAGAAATAAAAAATCTTCCTTGATTATTAGGTGCAAATATTACTCTACTGTCTTTAACTCCATTTTGCCATAGAAAATTACCTTGAGTAACTAATTTTTTATTATTAGCATCTTCATTAAAATCTATTTGTTGATATATTTTAGTTAAATTAAATAAAGATGATTTAGATTCATCTCTAAATGCGTGTTTAGTAGTTCTAGGAAACTGTCTATAAAATTCATTTAAAGAATCTTGATTATCTTTTAATCCTTCAACTTCATTTTCCCAGTACTCAATAACTCCAAGGTCGATAAACTCGCCTTGTGGTCCAAGTATTTCTTTGTCGGGAGTTTCGAAGACAGGTAAGCCATAAGAATCAATGTATCCCTCGTAGTTCCATTCCATAGGTATGAACAAACTATATAATCCCGAACTAGTCTGTCCGTTGCGGTTTCTTTTAGTAACATCTGATTCATCATAAAGTTTTTTAAAGTTTCTACCACCTTTGTCTAAAGCGTTTGATGTTGATCCCATCATACACTTGCCAATAATTTTACTACCTAATCTTAATGTGGTTTTCGTAACCCTCCAGTTGTTGAGGATGTTGTTGGGCTTCTCCCACTTCCCCGATTCATCATGGACGAGGAGTTTAAGTTTCTCCCCATCGTAGGAGTTGTCACCGGTGTTCTTCCAATCGATGGTGGTGTCAAGTCCCTGTAATTCCTGTTGTAAGGTTTCGTTGGCATCGGTGGTAATGGTGATGGAGCGTCTGGTAAATTTGGAGGCTGGGACACGGTAGGCAAGTTCGGTCTTTGGACGGTCCATTCCGTCCTGGGTCGGCTTGAAAAAGAAGGGATAATTAACTGATATGGGTACCACCTTATCTGTGAACATCTTCTTTGCATCAGGACCGGACTTGGATAATATACCATACCTACTGTCACTTGATATGGTTGCCANGTTAACCACCTCTCCTGAGGCCATGAAAGAAAACCCGGAACGCCTGTTCTTA